TGGTACATTATTTGATATTTGGAGGCATAATCTAGGAATAGCAGAGGCAAGCGGAGCAGAAATGTCAGCTCACATTGAATCAAACCCCTGCAACGAAGCTATGCTACAAGCTAAAATAATTTGTGAAGAATATAAATAATATATGAAAATATACAAAGATATAACAGCCGAAGACAAAAAGACAGAGATAAGGTTGATTAAAAAGGAAATATCTAAATATAACAAAATAATCATAGAGCTTAATAAATGTTTAAAATATTTAAACAATAAATAAAATTTATGGAAAATGAAATTACTTATACACCAGTTAAACAAAAATTAGGAAAACCAAATATAGTGCCTCAAAGTGGTTGGATTGTTTTATGTCAATATTGCGGTGAACAGATTGGTAATACACAAAGATTCTGTTCTATTTGTAGAAAAAAAGAGGGCAGACAGGGTATTTTAAAGGAAAACATAGAAGTATTAAAACAATTAAGAGAAAAAGGATTTTGTCAAAATAAAGTAGAATTATTAGCAGTTTAAAATGGATAGCAATAAAATAAAATCTTTTTCAAAGAAAGAACAGCTTAAATATATAAATGAATTTAAGAATAGAAAGAAAAAATTGCAAAAAGAGTGCCATAAACTTTGGCGTGAAATAGTATTTTTAAAAGCTGGTTATAAATGTGAGTATTATGGCTGTAATAATGAAGCAACACAACCGCATCACGTAAAAACAAAAGGACATTGCCCCCATTTACGTTATGACCCTGATAATGGTATTGCTCTTTGTTATTATCATCACAAAGGAAGAGATGGTGCGCATAGCGATATTCATTTTAAAGATAAAATTTTGGGAAAATATCCAGGCTATAAAGCTATAAGGACTGAACAATGGATTGAACTTTTAGACAGAAAAGCTGGGACTACTCAAAAATTAGATTTGGAAATGGAATTTTTATATTTAAAAAATAAATTAGATGAATTTAAATAACCCCTTATAGGGTATAATAAATATATGAAAAATTTAAAAGATTATAAAGAATGCAGAGAATGTGGATGTTTAACTAACGTTTCAAAAATGAAAAAAGTTGAAATTATTAATTCTTTTTGTTATAATGATACTTTTTTTTATTATTGTAATAGATGTGCACCGAATTATAATAAAACAAGTATAGGTACTAATAGTGTAAGATATTTTAAAGATATAACAATAGAGGTTAATGAAAGCGGTAAAAAAATAAAATGAATAAAGTAGACCTTGAAAATATTACTTGTAGTGATATATATAGACAGATTAAAAAGATTAAAAAAAAACATAAACTTGGTAAAGGAAGTTATCTTGTAATAGATAAAGATTTATTAAAAGATATTAAAAATTCTAAAGGATTATAATTTTATGCACCAAAATAAAGCAGAAAACCTTTACAGAGCATTTATTAATTTAATTAAATGTATAGACGCTGATGACGACCCCATTAAATTCGGTAGGGAGCTTAATAAAAAGTTTATAGAGATGACTGGGACTTATCCAAGATTCTACTCTTGACATAAAATAGAATAGAGTATATAATAATAAGTAAGATTAGTTATTAGTTAATAGTTAGCAAGGGATTAAAAGCTCAAAAGCCTAATCGCTTAAATTGAGAAGGGGAGATAATCCTTGAGGTTATTTTATAAATCTCCTCTTGAATGCTAAACGATGAAATATACAAAGAGTGATTGAAGATTAAATTCTTCCTTGCTCGTTAAATTAGAGTTGGGGAGATTGTAAAAATATCTTTAACTTTTTTGTTTTAACGGCAAGGCGGTATTTAATCTTTTATTATATGAAAATAGATAAATGAAAACAAACAAAAAGCAATTAGAGTTATTTACTAAGGAATGTAATTATTGGATTAATAAATTTAAAATAACCGGCTGGGATATAAAAGTTTGCGGAATGAGTGGAATAGACAGCTTGGCAAAGTCAATGTTAGAGCTTAGAGGAAGAGTAGTAAGTATTTGGTTAAACGAAGAATATGATGAACTTAATGATTTTAGAAAAGCAAATGAATTAAAAAAAATAGCTAAACACGAGATTATCCATATTTTGATAGGCAGATTGACTTGCTTGTCAGACAAAAAATATATAACAGACGATGAAAGATATGAGGCAGTTGAAGAACTTGTAGTAAAACTTGAAAAATTACTATGAAATTCAAATATAAATTTAAATCAATAAAAGAATTTAAAAACTTTGTTAAGATAAAGGAAAATTTATGCGAACTAACGACAGATGCCCAATCTGCGGAGTTAAAGGAAAAAGACCGAAAGTTATACCCCAACTGGTAGAAGACTATAAAGGGGTTATGATTTGCAATAATAAGGAGTGTGAAAGGTATTAAAAATATTATAAAATATGAGATTATTATACATACATAAATATATAATACTTATACCAGACTATTTTAGACTAGGATTTTATCAAAGTTTTATGTTATTAAGGAATAAAACGTGGGAAGCATTTAAGTATTATTTCTTTATTAAGTTAATTAAATAATAAAAAGTATGTTAGTAAATAAAGGCGGAAGACCATCCGAAATGACAGATGAAAAAGTAAAAAAACTAGAAGAGATATTTGCCCTCGATGGCACTATTGAAGAAGCGTGTTTTTATACTGATATTAGCAAAACAACATACTATAATTGGCTAGATAAAAATCCTAAGTTAGTTAACCGTTTCGCAGAATTAAGATTATCGCCAGTATTAAAGGCAAGAAGAACAGTAGTCAATGATTTAAAGAATTATCAGAATGCAATGGATTATTTAAAAAGAAAAAGGAAAAAAGAATTTGGCGACAACATAGATGTGACTAGCGGTAATAAGCCAATACCTTTATTAACTGGAATAAACAATGCTATACATCCCGACAACGGCTCTGATGAAGCTGTTAAAACTAAAGAAGAAGATTAGAGGAATAGCTGGTGGTACTAGCGCTAGTAAGACAATAGGCGTATTACAACTGTTAATTGATTTATCGCAAAGAGAAGATAATGAAATGATTAGTGTCACTAGCGAATCTATGCCTCACCTTAAAAGAGGAGCGATAAGGGACTTTTTAAATATAATGCAGAACCATAACTATTTTGACGATAAGCGTTGGAATAAGAGTGATTTTATATATACCTTTGAAACAGGAAGTAGAATGGAGTTCTTTAGTGCAGATATGCCCCACAAGGTAAGGGGTGCAAGGCGTGATATATTATTTATTAACGAAGCCAATAATATACCATTAGAAACCTTTGAACAGTTAGAAGTAAGAACTAAAAAGACTGTATGGCTAGACTGGAATCCAACCTTTGAATTTTGGTTCTATACCGAGATACTTAATAATCCGGCTTTTGAGAAAGCAGTAGACTTTCTTATACTTACATATAAAGATAACGAGGGACTAGACCAAGAAGTAATTGACTCAATAGAAAGAAGAAAAGGAAATATTAATTGGTGGAAAGTATATGGGCTAGGAGAGCTTGGCGAATTAGAAGGCAAGATATATACAGACTGGCGTATTATTGATAAAGTACCACCAGAAGCAAGGCTAGAGAGATATGGATTAGATTTTGGTTATTCTAATGACCCAGCCACTATTGTAGGAGTATATTATTTTAATGGAGAATATATTTTGGACGAGATTACATATCAGAAAGGATTACACAACAAAGACTTGGCTGATATTATAAAGAACCTTAAACCCTGTTTAACAATAGCCGATAGTGCTGAACCTAAAAGCATTGATGAGATTAGAAGTTATGGTGTTAATATTATAGGTGCAAAGAAACAACAAGTAAGCTATGGCGGTAAAAAGAGTTATTTAAATTGGAGTATAGACCAAGTACAAACCCAAAAGGTTGCAATGACTAAGCGAAGCACTAATATGATAAAGGAATACAGAAGCTATATGTGGAAGACTGATTTAAACGGAAACATAATAAAAGAACCAGAACCAGGCAACGACCACGCTCTAGACGCTGTAAGGTATGCTATAACATCATTAAACGCTATATTAAGGCGTGAAGAATACATTAATAGCTTGCCCCACGAGCTATTTATAGATAAAAAACCATTAAATCCTGCGAGATAATATGTATAACGTAAAATTAGAAATAAATGACCAAACACTTGAAGTAGAGGGTAAAACCTTACTGTCTGCTTTAAAAAAGCTAAAGAAGCCCACAGTCATTAAGACAGCCGGGCTTATTAAGATTTCAGAGGGCAAGCGATACTACGAAAGGATAATGAATATACCTAGACTAAAGTCAATGTTTAACGATACCAATCCAATATATAAAGAAGTTTTTGCAAAAAATTTCGAACTTTTCCTTAAATAATTAAATAAAAAACCGTTTATGTTTAACAAAATAGGGGATAGAAGATGGGCTAATGATGACTTAGAGGAATATTCTAAGTGTGATTGTGGTAAAAAGTTTTGGGCTGGCTCTAAATGGGAGTATGGCAATTTCGTTACTAGATGTAATAAATGCCAAGATAAGTTTGATAAAGAAAACCCAGCAGAACCTTATGTGCCATTAATAGATTATGATAAGGAGAAACAAGCATATAAAAAGTTAATGAGGTTTAGAGATAAACACGAAAAACTTTGTAAAGATTTAATTTAACAATATATAAAAAACTGTTTAAACATTTGGTAATGCCCTTAAAGGTATCCGAGTTTTCTTTAAACGGTTCTTGATATCTTTAAAGGCACTACTAAGTTAAGTAGCGCTTTTTAATTTATAAAACTATGATTTCAAACGATATTTTTCAGTACATAACGAAGGAAGAAACAAACTATAAACAACCAATAGATTTAATGGGTTGGCAATGGTGTATGCCTAACCACATTAAGACAGGCTTTTATTATAAGCACGGTAGATTATTAACTGGTAACCAAGACGATAAACCAGTAAAGAATATAGTTAGACCAATCCTTAAATTGTTATACCGGACCGAAGATATTGATGTTAAAGATGTATTTTTATATATAGATAACCAAGACAAACAACACTTATCATTCCTTATTAAAAAGTATCACGATGATGTATTTGTTAAAGAGTATGACCTAGACACCTTATGGGATGACTTTAATATGGAACGAATTGATTATGGTGGCGGACTATTAAAGAATATTAATCAGCCTGTTCCTGAGTTAGTGCCATTATCTTCATTAGCATTTTGTGACCAAACTGATATGCTGTCCGGGCCGATAGGGATTAAACATTTCTTCTCACCTGACCAATTACTTGAAATGGCTGATATGGGATGGGGCAAGACAAGCAATGGTGCAACCATATCTTTGGAAGAATTAATAGTACTATCAACCGAAGAAAAGGACACAATGGATGGCACAAGAAAGAATGTGACCCCTGGCAAGTATATTGAAGTCTACGAGGTACACGGCAATATGCCTAATAAGTTTTTAAAAGAAGATGACGATAGTGGCAAATACACCACTCAAATGCAAATAGTAGCTTTTTATACTAAAAAAGACGGTAGTGCCGGAGAGAAAGAGGGCGTTATTCTCTTTAAAGGCAAAGAAGACGAAAGTCCATTTAAACTATCATTAAGAAATAAAATAAACGGCAGAGCCTTAGGTTTTGGTGCAGTTGAGGAACTAGAAGAAAGCCAGGTATGGACTAACTATAATCAGATTAGATTTAAACAGCTATTAGATAGTGCCGCTAAGACCTTATTTCAAACAGATGACCAAGCCTTTGCCAACCGCAACAAGATTAGCTCAATGGAGAATAACGAAATTACGGTGACGGAAGAAGGTAAGACAGTAAGACAGATTGATACATTCCCAAGAAACGCAGGTTTGTTTGAAAGATATACCCAAGAATGGGAACAGCAAGCTAGAACTACAGCATCAGCTAATGAACCATTAATGGGCGAAAGTCCTTCATCCGGCACACCATTCGCACTACAGGAATTAGTAGTAAACGAGGGCAAGGGAGAACACGACTTTAATAGAGGTCAATTTGCCAAGGACGTTGAAAAGATTTATAGGGATTGGATTATACCGCACATCATCACAAAGATAACTCAAGGCAAGAAGTTTTTATCAGAGCTAAGCATTGATGAAATGGAAGAAGTTGGTCGTAAGGTAATAGAGAACCAGATTAACAAACGAAGAAAAGAGCAAGTATTAAATGGCGAGATACCTAACCCTGAAGATGACGAGATATTTAAAGCAACTCAGAAAGAAAAGTTTATGGGTGATAATAAGAAATTTATTGAAATACTTAAGGGCGAGTTTGAGGGGATAGCCTCAACAATAGGTATTAATATACTTGGTAAACAAAAGAAAATGGCGGCGCAGGTTGATAAGCTAGTAAATATCTTTAGACAGGTAGCATCAGCACCACAATTACTAGATGACCCAAGAATGGCTAAACTGTTTAATCAGATACTTGAAAGCTCAGGACTATCGCCTATTAACTTTGGTGCTTGGAGAATACAAGAACAGCAACCACAAGCCCCAGTCCCAGCAGGAGCTACTGCACCGATAGCAGAGCAAAGTAAAACTATTAATAACAAATAAATATGAACATTATTAACGAAGCCGAAGAATTAGAAATTAGAAAGTTTACTAACAACAAGATTGCTTACAACGCAATTAAAAAGATTTTGTTGTCGCCTGTTTACAACGAGGGTATATTAAAACCTGGCAAAGAAGTAGGCGACCCATTAAAGAATTTTGCACTTAACAGGGCATCAAACGCTATTCAAACTAACCCAGGGATTACTGATAAAATGCTAGGGCAAGATTTAAGAGCTAACACACAGGCTTGCAGACTAATAGAGCTAGGTTTTCAACAGTTAGATAAATATAAGGATGTTGAGCCTCCTAAAAAGGATGAATCAAATCCGGCAAGATAATTAATTAAAATATTTTATGGACAAATTAACAAGAAATCTAACGATAGGCGTTGTAATATTAATCCTTATGGTCGGAGGAATACTATTAAAAATGCCTGTTCTAAATTCAGGTGATGTTTCATTATCACTTGGCGGAGGTGGCGGCGATTATTATTATGAACACTTTAGTGGTTCAATAGCATCAACTACTGCTTTAAAATCAATAACAGGTAGCTTTGGCGGTATAGTTATAAATGAAGATTCAGCTGTGGCAGTAACATTTTATGATGCCACATCAACTACTGCTTATTCAATAACAAATGCTACAACCATCGCCATTGTTCAAGCATCGCAAGCAGAAGGTGTTTATATATATAATGCAGGTCTATCTAAAGGGCTTGTAATGAGTTGTGATGGTTTTACATTTGCTGGAGATTGGACAGTTTTATGGGATTGACGCTTGTGTGGGATTAATTAATATATAAAAATAATATGATTAAAAGAATGAGCTCCTTAAAGGAGAAACTCTATGGTAACAAATCCATAGAGGAGCCTGAAAAGGCAAAAGAATCAAAGTCAAAGGTCGGAGAAACAGAGGCTGAAAAGCCCAAATCTAATAAATCTAAAAGTAAAAAATATGAATAAACTTAAAGTATTTTTAACAGTAGCCTTGACTTTGGTTATTTCAGCAAGTGTAGTATTTGCAATAAATATGACAGTCAATGAAATGCTAGAAATTCAGAATAGGGCTACAAACGAAGTGACCTTTGGGGCATTTCCTGGGGGTGACATCTATCAGGATGTAAACTTTTTTCAAAAAGAAATAAGTTATAACAGGACTATGGCCACAACATCATCCTTAGAAGCATCAACCTTGCTTGCT